AGCTAATTTGGATTTAAAACATGCAGATCCGTTGATTGTTGTTGTGCGTTTTAAAGAAAAAGTTGGTTTTCAATTATTTAAATTTAATATTTTCTTTCCTTGGTATTCTTATAATCGTGAGTTATTGGTTTCTTATGAAGCCTTTACTCAGTTAATTCAAGGGCCTTCCTTAGGGTTTGTTTCTGATGAAACTGTAAATTTTTTAAGTGCATTCCGAAGTGACCGTGTTCTGTCGAGTGTGTCGATTAATCGATATTTTACTGCTGAATTACGTCATGCTACTTGCATGTTGGCGTTTAAGCGTATTGAGTTCGACAAGAACCGGTTAGGAGGCATTAATATGCCGTTAGTGCCTTTAAACTCCGAAGGTTTGCATACGGGTACTACGTCGACGAGGTCACCCTCCCAGAATTTATGGGACCGCGGGAGGATGTTAAGTTTGATAAAATATGTTTCGATCGGGGCCCTCGGCGTCCTATTCGGGTATCCCTTGGTTGTGAAGTTCGCGGTGCCAGCTTTCCTCGGCCTGACCCGAACTTTTATCTCAATGTTGCGGTGGGTGTATCGGCTAGAGTCGGCCGCAATTTACCGTTACGAGACACTACCCTTGTCGCCAGGTTCCGGGCTTTCACGTCTTCGTGGATTACTCGACACCTCGCTCCATTAAAACAGGATTGTGATGTGAGTTTTGAGACATGGCTGGAAAACTCACATTACACACAGCGTAAGAAAGACAGCCTAAAAAGAATGTATGACCGAACCATCGCTCTAGGTGAGGATGATTTTAAACCTTTTAATAATTTTTGTAAGTGCTTTATTAAGGATGAGTCCTACCCTTCGTTTAAAGCTCCACGCGGGATATATGCTCGTAAGGATGAATTTAAATTGCGTGTAGGTCCTATTTTTAAAGCCATTGAAAATGCTCTTATAAACAGTCCGTACTTTATTAAGAAAATACCTGTCGCTAAGCGGGCCAAATTCATATTTGACCGGTTTGGTGATGCTCCCGCTTCTATTAAGGATATTTCAGCGGTTTTGCGTCGGTTTATTTCTACTGATTATTCGGCATTTGAATCGTCCTTTTCTAGGGAGGTGATGAATGATTGTGAAATGCTTTTGTATGAATACATGACACAGTTTTTACCGGAAGGGAAACGCTTTATGGAACTCATCAGACGCGTATTGCTTGGAACTAATGAGTGTAGGTTTAAGAATATACGTGTCCGCTTAAGTGCTGGAAGAATGTCTGGTGAAATGAATACTTCACTTGGCAATGGATTTACAAATTTAATGTTATTTTTATTTGCCATGGAAGAGTTTGGATGCAGCGATTTTGATTGTTTGGTTGAGGGTGATGATGGTATTGGTACTTATAATGGACCTATGATTCCTGACATTTTTTATGCTAAGTTAGGGTTTACTATTAAGTTAAAATATCATCGTTTATTGAATACGGCTAGTTTTTGTGGCCAAATTTTTGATTTTGATACCTTTACTGTTATTTGTGACCCAATAAAAGTTTTGTTGAATTTTGCTTGGGTCAATAACAAATACCATTCAATGTCAGATAGAACTAGGAAGGGATTGCTTCGTGCTAAGGCACTTAGCTTGTTATATCAATATCCTGGTTGTCCCATTTTACAAGTATTTGGTATGCGCGTTTTGCACCTTACTCAAGGTGTTCCTGCGCTTATGGATAATACTTTGGACGCTCATAAGCGCGCCATAATGTTTGCTGCTTTGACAAGTGAATTACCAGTTCGAAAAGTAGAAATGCCCACTAGAATTCTTATGAATGAGGTTTATGGCATTCCTATTATTGATCAGCTGATTCTTGAAAATTTTTTAAATTGTCTTGAGGATATGCAACCTATTCAGCACCCTGTTTTGT